TTGTAGATAAACCAGAGGGTCATACCAATAAGATCATGCTGGACGAGGAGTCTGGTATTGTGATGAGGTATCCTAGTATGGATAGATTTATCGAGTCGCAGTTCTTGGATAAGAATGTAACTACTGATGAGGTATTTACATTCATTGCTGATCACATTGATCAGATCTTCCAAGGTGAGGATGTGTATGACTCTTCTACTACAAGTAAGAAAGAGTTCCGTGAGTTTGTGGAGAGTCTGACAACTAAACAGTTTGAGGCAATCCAAAAGTTCTATGAGACTATGCCACGCTTGACTCATACATTCACTGTGATCAATCCTAACACTGGTAACGAGTGTTCTTACACCATTGAGGGACTGCAATCTTTTTTCGCATAGCAGTCTTCCAAAATAGTTTGGAGGGCTATTACAAGACTAACTTTGCTATGATGCAGTACCATAAATATAGCTTGACAGAGATAGAAAACATGATGCCTTGGGAGCGTGAAGTATACACCTCCCTCTTGATTCAACACATTCAAGAAGAGAAGAAGAAACAAGAGGCAGCGAGGACATCAATGTGAACGAGGAAACTGACAATCAAATAGATCCGTCAGTCATTGATGACATGCCTGATAGTGTCAAGAGATCCTTGGCAGAGTTCATCAATAAGAAGGGTGGAAACATCCCCGTCCCCGAGAAGAAGGGTAGCACTGGTGTAACTAACACCAAAATTCTTCGCGTTCTTACTGGGTCCTTGCAGAAAGTACAAGGACAACTTACTACGATCGACAACAGATTAGCGCAGCAAAATGCGCTGATCCAATCTAACCTCAAACTGACTGGTGGGTTGTTGAATGCTATTGAAGCACAAGACAGTCTACTTGCCTCAAAGATTGATGCATTGACTGATGCCTATGAGGCACAGAATGAACTCCTCGCAAAGCAGGCAGAACTTGCTGAAGATAGAAGACAAGAGGCAGCATTAGAGAGACAGGCTGATAATAATTTTGTCGAACTTCCCGAGACTACTGGAGGTGCGAGGGTAACTAGTCCTGCTCTCAAAGCAATACGAAGGTCAATACAAAGACTTTCGAGGGTGATGACATTCCTTGCACCTGAAAGAGGTCTTGGTATTAAAAGTCTTGGTAGATTTGGAAAGAAAGCATTAATCAATTCTCTTGGTAAGAGACTTTATAAACAGGTAGCAAACTTTGCTATCAGTAGTGGTGCAGTTGGTCTTACTAGATCAGTAACTGGTAAAGTTGGATCCAAATTTAGTCCTAAAATTGCTTCTGCTGTTGTTAAAGGAACTAGAGTAGCGTTACCTCTGTTTATTAAGGGTGTAAGTCTGATTGACCAGATTGGAACCAAGAGAGCGGCATCGTGGTTTGTTAAAGGCACACAAACTAAAAATTTGCCCGCTGTTATTAAAGAGAGTGACGCTCTCAAGAATGTTCCAAGATTTATTAAGAAAACGGCGGGAAAGAGAGCAGTATCTACTGTCACCAAGGAGCAAACTAAAAGAGCAATTGCCAAAGGTGCGACGTATAGTAGTGGTAATCGTGTCGGTAAAGTAATGGGGCGAGGCGCTGGTGAGCTGTCGAAGGAAGCGATTGCTAGAATGACGGGAAAAAAAGCAGCCGCTGTGGCTATGGATAAAGCTGTTGAGGGTAAAACTCCTAATGTTCTTCAGCGTGCTTTGATGAGTGCTCCTGTTCGTAATGCATTGGCAAAGAAACTTGGGTCAGAAACAGCAGAAAAATTGACTGCTAGACTCGCAAGTAAATTGGTGCCAGGTTTTGGCACTATCTATGGTGCTGTTGAGGGCATTGCTCGTGGTATGATGGGTGATTGGAAAGGTATGTTCTTATCATTTGGTGGTGCAATACCTGCTGCTGGTGTTGGTTTTGCTATGCTTGATTTGTTCAGGGAGATTGACATCCCAGCATATGAGAGGCACATTGAACCAAACTTCCCCATGCCTAGTGATGAAAACTTCACTGCATTCTTCATGGATGCTCTAGGTATTGGACCTGATCAGTACGAGACTGGTGGTGCTACAAAACCTGGCACTGCAATCTTGCATGGAACAGAACTAATTACACACAAGAATGCTGACCCAGCAACAGCACTCTACTCTCCTATTATCTCTGGCATTCTAGGATCTACAACAGCATACATGCGCCAGGCAGGACCATCTGCATCTTACATCGCACCACTATACAATAGAGAAGCGGGTAAACTATCCAGACAGTTTGGCATCACTCATGTCAATGCTGTCAGTGGTGCTGGTGGGTCCTTTGTTGGCACTGGATCGCGCATGGATCAGTATGAGAAGAGAGCAGCGGCGGAGAAACCATACTATGGTCCTGCTGGTGGTCCCGAGGGAGAGGATGGAGAACCACAGGCAAACAAGGAAGGTATGCTGGGCATGATTGCTAGGTTCTTTGGGTTCCCTATGAGGTCAGGTGAGGATGTAAACTCTGACTTCACCAACCTAGGAAACCTAGATTCTAGAGAGGGTCTTTCGGAGGGGGATCCTACTGGTGGTAGAAAGACTGCTGGAGAACTGGGAACACATCTAAAAGGATTGAGAGATAAGTTACCTGTTACTGGACAGATCCATAGGCATCCAGATCATCCACCTTGGTCACAGAATAGTGGACATCGTGCCATGTCCATGCACTATAGTGGCAGAGCATTAGACATTGGTGGATTCTCTCCTTCTACTCCACAGACTGCTGACTTCCCAGGATCATCTGGTGCTGATGAGCAGGCACCTGTGATTCGTGAGATTCTCAAGTGGAACAAGGCAAAGGGTGTGTCTCCAGTAGAACTGGTACATGGATCACCTGCTTACAGAGGCACTGGATCATATCGTGAGTATCCAGACTCGCACCATCATCATGTTCACATTGCATACAAGAATGGTGGTCTAACATATGACAAACCACACGTCGCACTGATGGGTGAGGAAGGTGAAGAGATTGTCATTCCACATGCACAATCTACAGGTGTAGCAAGAGATCACTTGCTTGCTGTTGCTGATGCACAGACCCAGGATGAAGTTGTCTCTGCATATGCAAAGTTTAGTCCTGATATTCTCATGTATGATGAGGAAGAAGAACATCAGCAAACTACATTCATTATTAACATGACTCAACCAATTGTGAATACTGGTGGTGGCGAGAAGTCAATGCAAGGTATTGCTACTGGTGGTAGGATGCATGGCGCATCTAGATCCTTGATTTTGCAATCGCTGTACTAAATATCAAGGGGGATCGTAACTAATGGCAGCATTTACCGAAGCGTATCAGAGTACAGATGGTGGAAAGAATCACATTGGTGATGCCATCAGTATGGTCATGGCTGCCAGAAGAATGGCGGAACGCGAGCGTGAAAATGCAGAAGAATTAGCAGAAAGAAATCAAACATCTTTAGAAGAAGCAGGCATTGAAAAGGGACACTTCTTTAAGGCAGCGTTGTTCCATACCTTTGGTGGTGACTGGGTTGAGGACAAGAAAGAAGCGTTCAAAAATTTAAAAGACAGAACTAAACTACTAAAGAATCCAAGGAAAAACTTTTTTACTTTTCTAGATTTTAAGGGTAAGAAGAGGAGTAGCACACAGAGATTCCGTGATGCTCTGGGTCTCAATGACATCATGATTGATGATCCAGCACTCCGTCCTCGTTCAGCATATCCTAGGCAGCAACCCAGTTCTACAGAGAAGGTAGCGCAAGCAGCATCTGGTCCAAAGCAGAGAATATCTAGAGAAGATATCTTGTCTGCTGTGTCAGACATTGCCAAGTCTCTACAAAAGACTGCTAGTTCTATCAACAGACAAGCGCAAGAAAATACTGCACTTGCTACCAGTATTTCTGGAATGAGAACTGATGTTGTCTCCCAGATTAGTGAGAGAACAGATAGCATTGAGGGTAAACTTGATAAGTTAATTGCTGCTGTCAATCAGCAGACTGCAACACTTAAATCTAGTGAGGAGAAGCAGAAGAACATCAGACAAGAAGCAAGTCTAAAGAAACAGGTTGACACTGACTTCAATGAGATACCTGATGATACTTCTACTGCTAAAGATGAAAGCAAGACAATAGGTGCTACCGATCAGCAGAACATAGAGTTCCAGATGCAGCAGATGTATAACATGCAGCAGGATAACAATCCACAGCTAGAGCAAGGTGGTATAGTATCTGGTCCTGATAGTGGATATGAAGTCACACTACATGGTGATGAGATGGTTGTGCCCCTTGATAATAATTACACACAAGGAGAACCAAGTGCTGTTGATGGTGTAACTAGACCCACACCACAGTATGAAATGGGGTCGCTGAAACAACCAGACATAACTCCACCGAAGTATGAACGTGGAAATATGGGTATTACACCACTTAAAATCCCTAAATATTCGGACAAACCCAGGACAGCTGGGTTACAATCGAGTCCTGAAATGAATAAAGCATTGGTTACGGCAATGTCATTGCCTATGATGGTGAGTGGTGGTCATGTTCTGTCTGCTACGCAACAGTATCAACAAGAGATTGGTGGTAGAGATCCTAGATTGCAGGCAGCAATCACAGCACAAGCAAGACCTGTAGCAGATATCTATGGGTTGCCTGCTACACTGGCATCAGCACCACCTTCTACACCACCTCCTGTACCTGCAGAGAAGACAGGAAGCAGTCTGTTAAAAGATCTGCAGAATGTTATCAACCAAGGTAGAAGAGCGCCACAGGATACTGGTGGCGGCGGTGCTCCCATCGCATCACCAGCGGGCGATGGAGTAGAAGGTAACTATGATGAGCAAGGTAGTGCTGACTTCGCACAGTTCCTTGGCGCTAAAGAGTCTGGCAATAGTTACACTAAACTGGTTGGTGGTAGAGAAGACACCAGCATTATGGAGAAGACAGTCAACCAACTAAACAATGAGTTTGGTGGACAGTTTGCTATGGGTAGGTATCAGATTCAAATGAGAACTGCTAGAGAAGTTTTGAGAAACAATGGACAGGATCCTGATTCGTTTGTCTTCAATAAAGAGGGGCAGGATCAAATCTATCACATGTTATTGGTGCGTCGTGGACTGAACGAATACTTGTCTGGTAAGATTAGTGATGAAAAGTTCGCACGTAATCTTTCCATGGAGTGGGCAGCACTACCTGCTGATGCTGGTGGTCGTAGTTACTATGCTGGTGTTGGAGACAATAAGGCACACCTATCTTGGGATGATACGCTCAATCATGTTAGGGCTATGAAAGCCAAGGTGCAGCAGAAGGATCCAGCAACGATCACTGAAACTGGTGCAGCGAACCTTGCCGAGTTCATCAGCAAGTCTACATCAGGTGACCGTAGTACATTCAGCATTGATGAGTTAGGTCTGACCTATCAAAGAGGTAGAAGGTTCTTCGGTCTTGGACCACCTATCGACAGACTGATTGATCAGGAGACTAACACTACCATCTTCACTGGCACACCTACTGTTGTGCAGAATGAGATCCAGAGAAGATTAAAGAAGAAGAAACTGCTTCCTGCTAATGGTCCCCAGGCAATCAATCCTCCTGCTTCACAACCAGTAGAGACCATGACTGCTATGAAACCTGATAAACCTATCAGAAACTCACAGGGTCAGATCATTGCTCTAAATACTCCAGCGGGGCAAGAGCAGTCGCGTGAAACATCCGCGCCGCCTACTACACAGAACACTGCTATCTCACCTGGTAGATCATCTGGTCTAGAGGCATACTATAATCCTAATCCTGTTGCATAATGTCCGAGTTATCATACGCTGCTGACTTACAACTAGAAGAATGTATCATTACTTCAGTTGATGGTGACAAGCAAAACATTACCGATCTAGTCGTCAGGTTTGATTACTTCGAGAACATTAGTCTCCCAACATTCGAGGCAAACTTGGAGTTGGTTGACACAGGTGCTAACTTGATCTCATCTCTACCTATTCAGGGGTATGAAGATATCAAGATTACTATGGTACAAATTGGTGACGATGATGGAAAACTGAAGCAGGTATATAACTTCAAGGTCTTTAGAATCCACAGTAGATTCTCTGGTGATAGATTCCAGAAGTATTCTCTTGGGTTGATCTCTGCAGAGGCATTGCTCAATGAATCCAAGAGAGTTGGTACTATACTTACTGGAAAGGGAGATGGTATCGTCAGAAAATTATTGACAGAAGAACTTGGTGTTGCTGGTGACAGGATTAAAACAGATCCTGCAATGTTTAAGGTTAGATTCTTTCCTGGTAAGAAGACTCCCTTCTCTATCATTGAGTCTATGAGAATGAAGACCGTCGCTGAAGACAGTAAGGTAAACAACTCAAGCAACAGTGTCACAGGTGAGTTTGCAAAGTCAACTGGTAGTGCAGGATATTATTTCTACCAGAACGTAGACGGATACTACTTCAATTCTATTGATAGATTGAATTCTACCGATAAGAATCCTCCAGTAGAAATATTCACGCAAGAGACTGATGCTGTCGCTGGTGCATCAAAGCAGCAAAAGATTTTAAGTATTGACTTCCAGCAAGAGATTGACATCCTTACCAAGTTGAGGATGGGTACGTTCTCTAATGTTATCTGTTTCTACAACTACAGCACAGGTGCATACGAAGAGTACAACTATAAACTACAAGATTCTTTCGATGACATGGAGCATCTTGGATCGCAGTCGGGTCTTGCTAAAGGACAGGCAGATCTAGCAGCTACTCCAAGTAGAATCATGTCGGTGTTGATTGACCATGAGACCTGGTTTGATGGTGTCGAGGTAGCATCACCAGAGAAACCAGACGGAGGTAAACAAAACACTGCCGAGTTTCCTGACTGGCAAAAGAATTATATTGCACAGAGCATCGCTAGACTTGAGTCGCAGAACAATCAGCAGGTATTGATCACAGTTCCTGTTAGACTTGACTTGAGGGTTGGTTCTACTGTTGAGATAAGAATACCTAACCAGATTCCAACACAAGATAGACAACCAGATCTATATGATCCAGAGCACAGTGGTGTTTACTTGGTCGCCAAACTTAATCACGCATGTGAAACAAAAGCAAGAAGAGCAAACACATACTTGACTCTAGTTAGAGACTCTTACGGTAGACCTAACGAAGAGTCCAATACGACAACTAAATAAAAATAAACCTTATTGGTATGGATCCAGTATTATCTTCATTATTACAGACAAACTCAATAGGTTCTGATGGTTTCAACTGGTGGATTGGACAGGTTGAGACGGGGAGAGAGAGTGACCCCAAGAAATCTGGTAGATATCGTGTGCGTATCGTTGGTGTACACCTGAAGGAGGGACAGCAGACACCAACAGATCAACTGCCTTGGGCAAACGTAGTCATGCCTGTGACTACACCATTCAGTGATGGTAAGTCAAGTGCTACTGCAGAACTTCGTGCAGGCAACTGGGTCATTGGTTTCTTCCTTGACAATGATAGGCAGAAGCCTGTCATCATGGGATCTATTGGTCACACCAAAGCATCTACTGTTGTTGTCAATCAGGACAGTCAAGGTGGTGGCGATGGTCCCCGAGGACTGCAGAGGCAACGTGCTGCTGATGTTCTCCCACAGATGGATAGGTCTCAAGATAGCACCAACGGAACCGACCCAGAGACTGGTGCTAACATAGATGGTGGTGAACCAGCTGCTGCTCGTTCTAATGAGGAGAAGGGTGCTCCTGCTATCATCGCTGCTCTACGTGGAAAGCATAGCGAGACTAATCCTATTGGATCACAGAACTGTGTTACTATTGCCAACCCCAAGTGTGGTACGGAGAGTAACTTCGGTAAGCAGATGCAGAACATCATTGGTGAGATGCTCGCTGCTAACCAAGCATCTGGTGGTCAGTTAGGTAACTTCTATGTCAGTAAGGTTAATGGTTTCTTGTATGATAAGGTAGCGATTGCTAGACATCATATCGGTAGAGTCACTAGACTTGTCCGTAGTTTGCTAGGTCGCACCCAGTCTGAAATCATTAGGAATCTCCGTGAGGGTATTCAAAATCTAATCAACGGTCTGTTAGGTATTGAGGTATTCAAACAACAGAAAGAGAAAGTACCCAAGGATACACAACAAACTGAAAAATCTGTTGGCAAGAAAGGTCGCTTGCTCGATGGAATTCAGAAGGTACTTGAGCAGATCCTAAAAGCACTTGGTTGTTCCATCGAGAATATCACCGACAGAATTGCAGCGTTCCTAACGAACTTGCTGTTCAATTTTATCATGGATGTCTTCGCTCCAGCAGCATGTGCAGTCATTAACTTGGTAGAAGGTATCATCAATAAGATCCTAGAACTTATTGATGGTTTGATAAACAGTATACTTGGACCTTTGCAAAGTATACTATCAATTATAGCGGCACCGTTGAACATGATCGGCGGTGCTATCTCGAAGGTCATGTCATTCCTAGGCATCTCTTGTAGTGGTCCTGATAGTAACTGTCCAAAGGAAACTGTTAAGTGTACTGACTGTTCCAAGGACGAAGATGAGGATGATTGGTTAGACAAACTGCTCGATGATATCGAAGCGGGTGATACTGGTGAGAGATTCTACTGTGAAGAGAGTCAAGACTACCTAGATCCTAAAGGAACTAGAGTTATTTTTGTTGGTGGTATCCCAGCAGAACCAATCCCAGAACCACCTGGTCCACCAGAACCACCTGGTCCTGGTAGACCCGACACACCAGAGTTTGATCGTGATGTGATTCCACCTGACGATCCTGATGACGATGACGACGATGGATTCCCAGATGATGATGACATCCCAGATGATATCTTTGGTGGTCCAGATGATGACGATGATGACGATGACATCTCACTGCCTGTCACCTTTGATGGCAGCAAGGTTTACTCTGTCATTGGTGATCCAACCATCGTTGCTGGTGGTGATACTGTAACATTCACCATCAACACTTCTAACGTAGCACACGGCGCGGTCTTGACTTATGAGTTGACTGGTGATATAGTAGAAGAGTACATTGATGATGCTAATCCATCTCTCACAGGAACTGTTACGGTATCTGAATATGAAACTCTAACAGAAGAATTCCTTGACGAGGAAGGAGATCTACAAACAATCTCTATCCCACGTTGTAGAGGCACGGTTACTCTTACCATGCAGGAAGAGATTGAGTTGGGTAGAATCCAAACGTTTAGATTCACTCTGTTTGATCCAGGAAATACTGAACTTGCTGACGCAAACTTCGATACAGGTTCTTTTGCTGACACAGATATTGCAGCAGACTATGAAGAATCTCTGTTCCCTGATTCGATACTTGATCCTGAATTGGGAGGTGAATCTAGCATCTCTGTTACCACTGACAAACCTGCTTACATAGAGGGTGAGGACATCATTTTCTCTATCACAAGTGAGAATGTTGATGACAACACAGAGTTTGATTGGATTATTCTGGGTGATGTTGACGCCAATGATTTTGTTGGTGGTACAATCTCTGGTAAATTCAAGATCAAAGACAACCAAGCAAGAGTTGTCGTTGGTATCTTGGAGGACGAAAGAATAGAACCTGCTGAACTTGTGGACTTCAGAATCATGGGAACAAGTGCAAGAGCCCAAGCAACCATCTTCTCTAGTGGTGGGTTTGAGGATCTAGATGGTGATGGCGTCAACGATGATGATGAGAAAGATACTGTACCTGAATACGTTCCTAACAAACCAAAGGCAGGTGATCCTATCACTGGTTCCGATGGATCTATTGTTAGCATCCCTATCAGTGATACTGGTGAGTCATACTCTGAAGCACCTCAAGTTATCATCTCTGGAGAAGGATATGGTGCTACTGCTATCGCTCTTCTTGACACCAACGGATTTGTGTCGGAGATTAGAGTTACTAGAGGTGGACTAGGATACAAACGTAACCTAGCAGAAGATAATGATGTACAATGCATCATCGATTCCTTTACTCTTATCTCTCCTGGTATCAGATATACGTCTGCTCCCGAAGTATACATAAATGGAGATCCAAATTTGGCAACTGCTATCATTGATGAAAGAGGATATGTTACGAGTGTCCAGATCAAGGACAGAACAAAGACATACAATGATAAGAAACCAGTCGTTAAACTGATTGGTGGTGGAGGATCTGGTGCTATTGTTCTACCAAACATGATTTGTCTCTCCTCCGAGGATCTCAACAGCAGAGGACTCGTTAAGATTGGAACTGGTCGTTATATTGATTGCCCATAATGTCTGATATTAAACCAAACGTCGATAATCAACATCAGAGTTCTGCTTCGGGGCAACCTGCGGCAGAACCAGCTGGTGGTAGAAAAGCAAACGTATCTGACGATGCATTTTGTAATGGTAAACCAACAGTACACTGGGTGTCTGATGGTTGGACGTGTATGAGTTGGAGGGGTGACGACGGACAACCAGGTGGTTACACTGTCACCAATGGTCAAAGTGCCATGTTCTTTGATGAGAACGGCAACATGACGTTCTCTACTGGCGTGCCAGGACAAGCAGGTTGTGGTGGCAAACTGATCATGAATACAGGTGATCAAATTCAGAAAGCATCTGGAACTATTGCTATTCAAGCAACGGGTCCAAAAGATTCGGAGCGAGTTGGATCTACAAGAACAGGAACTGGAAGCGCAACTAAAGAGGATCCTGCTTACTCCGTTATGGCGGAGGGAGCTGTCGCAATTGAAGCGTCAGGAGATAACTGTGGTATTAAGGGAGACAACGTACTTATCCATGCTATTAAGACTCTAACACTCAAAGCAGGAGAAGTTGTTAACATTGAGGTTGGTGATGGTAGCGGCAAGTTTAATGTATTTGCGGGCGACATCACATTTGATGCAGAATTTTTGAATGAGAACATTGATGGTCGTAAGATCACCAAAGGAACTGGTGAGGTTGTAGTTGACCAGCAGATTAAACCTGGCGCTACTCATGTTATTAACACCTCTGGTGACGTTACTCATAAGATCCAAGGAAGTTATGAGGTTGATGTTCAGGGTGGACGCTATAATGTGAGGTCACTGAAGAACATTAACTTGACTTCAATAACTGGTAGCTATCAACTTAAAACTTTAGGGAAGGTAGTTGAAAAAATTTATGGTCCAAAGGAAGAGAAAATCTTTGGTCTCAAATCAATTACTGACAAGAAACCACCTACACAGACCTATTCCTTGACTCTAGGTGTCAATAAGATGGGATTCCTCATGAAATCTGGCGCTGCGTTTGCTATCACTGCTATGAAAGGCAACAGTATTGTTACTAACAAGGTAGGTACACTTGACATCATGAACCCAGCTGGTACACTAACCATCAAAGGTCTGTCGATCTTCCTCAACTGAAATTCGACTTTCGGTTACCAGAATTCCGAAAAAAATTCGCCACCAATTTTTCGTCCTGAAGGTCGAGTTGACAAAACGGCGACATTGCCCTATAATCGTTGTATGAAATCGCTTTATCATGCACTACAAACCATATTCACCAGAGTGGCATAGATATCGGTATTTGAAGGAAGCAATCGACAAATACCTTGATGACTATGTTGAGAATGACATCATTGTGGGTGACATTCTAAATATTGTATGTGACCGCCAAGAAGCGGCACATGCAGAGTATCACAAACTCGAAGATCTAGAGCTAAAACTGCGCGAGTGATTTATGCTGTCTACCCAGTACAGACTCCGTTTGGAGTTCATCTGCAAGAAAATTGCAAATAAGGAAGAAGTCAAACTTGACGACATGATCTGGGCAGAAAAACTCGCCAAGAGACACACTACTGCCCGAGATTGGTTAAACAAGGCACGAAGACAAGCTGCTCAAGATATCCAAGAGGGTAGCATGGACGATTTTATGAACAAAATGGGTTTGGGCGATCCTGACCCAAATAACTACAAAACTGGATTTGACGGTGCAGATGACATCAACGAATGGTTCGGAAGAGACAAACCAGACGACTGGCGTCAGCGTGACTAATATGAATATCGCCAAAAATCTCCTAGAGAAGGTTGGCGAGTTATTAGACGCTGAAGTACAATATATCGTTTGTTGCGACAAAAAAACTCAACACAAAAAAATCGTCATCGAATATGACCACAGCAGTAATCTACAGTAACGGCAGTCAAGAGTGTGAGCGCATGGGCATGTTGCTCCAAGATTTGAAGAATATCGACGAATATCTTGAATATCGTCTAGATAAGCACTTTACCCAGAATGCATTTCAGCAAGAATTTGGCGAAGATGCTACTTTTCCACAAATTGCCATTGGCGACAAGCATATTGGTGGAATGAAGGAAGCACTTCGTTATATGAGTGACAAAGGGATGTTTCTGTGATATAATACAGAGGTCCCAAGGGGCAGTGGTGGAATCGGTAGACACACCAGACTTAAAATCTGTTGACTATTACAGTCGTGCGAGTTCAAGTCTCGCTTGCCCTATTCCGCTACTAAATAAAATGTAGTGGAAATGTTATGGAATACACACTAACACAGTCGTATGCTTTTTACATGGGCATGGTAGTGCGGATGTATTTCATTCAAGGTATACCATATACCTTTGACGAACTTCCGCTGATTGTCCAAGATCATCCAGCGATTCAAACAGAAGCGTTGGAAGGACGAGACTGGGATGATGAAGAACTGTACAAATGGTCTTCATATCTCATGGCGGAGGAATGTCATCCATGTATGTTTGAACTCACTGTTGACAATCCAGAACTATTACCTAAAGATGATTGATAAATTTATAGAATGGTTTGAGGGAACGTGGGAGAACAAAGTTCAGGCATTTTCCAACCCCTCTAGGTTCGCTATGGTGCGCCTAACTCATCATAAAGTCCCTGGCACGGACACCATGTTTTATGGTGAGCAAGCGTACAATTACAAACTACATGCGCCATATAGGCAGTTTATTGTAGAAGCAGTTGAAGACCCTAATGGGCAGATTAGGGTCCTTAACTATGACTTTGAAAAATGGCGTTATTTGGGTGCTCTAAATCTAGAGCAAATCAAGTACGACAAGGGGTTGACACACAAGACAAAGTGTGATACAATTATGACTTACGACCCAGATAAAAACGAATTTAACGGTTCTATCGACGGTTGTGAGTGTTTGGTTCCCTACAAGGCAGATCAAATGACCTATGTCAGAAACGAGGCAACTCTTGGCGTAGACTATTATAATGTAGTTGATCGTGGATTCCTTGTAGGAACCACCGAACAAGTCTGGGGCGGTCGCTTCGGAGAGTTTGAATTTACCAAGATGCCACTTTAGCTCAGCTGGATAGAGCAACGGTTTTGTAAACCGTAGGTCGTCGGTTCAAGTCCGACATGTGGCTCTTTGGGGGAGTACAAAAGATCTGCGTATAGAAGCAGTGCCCCCTTTTTTCGTCGGTGTGGCGGAATCGGTAGACGCGCTAGGTTTAGGTTCTAGTGTCTTATGACGTGGAGGTTCAAGTCCTCTCACCGACATTCAGGATAACATGGATTTTACTTTAGAAACTTATATTAGAGACATCTCTATTTGTGATGAAATCATTGATTTCTTTCACAACTCTAGGTTTGCTAAAATACATCGTTGTCCTGGTATTACATATGGTGGTCCTGACAAGGGTAAGAAATCTACTGATCTTACCCTGTTTAACTCGGAATGGGAACAATTTCCTGTTATAGCAAATTACATAGAACAGTTGAGAGACTGTGCTGACCAGTATGTTCGCGAGTTTCCTTATTGTAACGAATACGGTCCCTGGGGATTAAACGAGGGATTTAATATCCAGTGGTATAAACCAGGCGAAGGTTTTTACAACTGGCATACAGAACGTTGTAATGCATCACTACCATATAATAATAGGCATCTAGTTTGGATGACTTATCTTAATCATGTGGAAGATGGTGGTGGAACCGAGTTTTATCATCAGAAATACACAGTTCAGGCAAGAAAGGGTAAAACCTTGATCTGGCCAGGCGATTGGACCTATACTCATAGGGGCGAAGTTGCTCCAAATGAGCATAAGTACATTATCACAGGTTGGTTCAACTATCATGAACCACTTGTACCTGCGGGGAATTAGCTCAGCTGGTAGAGCGCCTGCTTTGCAAGCAGGATGTCAGGAGTTCGAGTCTCCTATTCTCCATAACGGACTGGAATACATCCGTGCTCACGTCTCCGAGAGAAAAAAGAATCGGAATCCAACCCGCGTGGGAGAGAGGTGGGAACCCTCTTGATGCCTCCCCTGCTGACGAGCAGGGGATATTCCCTTTCCTCTATAGCTCAATTAGGCAGAGCGGTTGACTGTTAATCAATAGGTTCCTGGTTCGAGTCCAGGTGGAGGAGTTGGCGATACTGCCAAACCAAACCCCTTCCGTGTGCTGTAAAACCTCCCTACAAGGGGAGGTTTTATTGTATAAATAATCCAGAAGAAATTGTCCAGCAGGATTGGGTTAATTATGCCTCTTACAAGACTTGATAACCTTTACTCAAGTAAAACAGGTAAGTATCTATACGTATCACCAGATGATTTTAATGCGACAGACGAGTTAGACAACCGAGGCAATTCACCTCTCCGTCCATTTAAAACCATCCAGCGTGCTTTCCTTGAAGTAGCACGTTATTCTTATCTACCTGGTAAGGATAATGATAGATTTGACCAGTTCAGCATTATGCTGATGCCTGGTAATCACTTTATTGATAACCGCCCTGGTCTTGTAGATACAGCTAATCCAGAGTCTAGATTCTTTGATGCTGGTAACCTCATCGAGGCAAATAAGCAGACGATTGTAGATCGTGCTGCAGCAGAAATTTTTGTACAACACCCAGATTTCTTCCATCCTGGTGATAACCAAACTGATGCTGGATCGAGATATGCTGATGCATATCGTCTAGTACAGTTGAACCGTAAGGAAATTGTAGACAAAGCTGCTGCACATATTGCAGTAGAGTTTCCTGATTTCTTCTATCCTGGTGGTGACGGTACATCTGAACCAGAGTACAGATTTAAAGATGGATATCGTCTAATCCAGCAGAATAAGCAAGAGATTGTTGATAGAGCAGCAGCAGAGATCGCTGTAACGCACCCTGATTTCTTCTTCCCTGGTGATCCTGCAGACGATCCTGTATACAGATTTAAGGATGCATATCGTCTGATTCAGCAGAACAGACAGGAGATCATTGACACTGCATGGACTACAATGCAGGCGGGATCTAACACTGCGGATCCTGCTGATGAGGACAAGTGTAAGCGTGACATCGGTCTTCTGGTCGATTATGTTGGTATTGATATTGTAAAAGGTGGTAACGAGTACACCCGTAAGTTTACCCTTAAGTATTTTGATGGTGGTGTCTTCTCTTACATCGTAAGCGAAGCAGCTGCTACTATCGATGCATATAATGCTGCTAGGGACCTAATGGTCCAAGCAATGAAGAATCAGTTGACGATCACTGATCCTACTATCACTGTTGACCCCAATTCCTGTGCTAACGTTGAGTCTGCAATCAATGTTCTAGTTCAGATCGTTACTGACGCATTTGCTGCTGCCGATGCATCGGGAATGCCTGCAGAAACAGTAGGTTCGGATCTGACAAATGAAGCAAAATGCAAGCGTGATCTGGGTCTATTTGTTGACTATCTTGGGCTCGATCTCATTAGTGGTGGTAACGAGTACACTCGTCGCCTTGCTGGTACATATTTTGATAACGGATCCCCAATTTCTAACGGACTCGTAGGAGAAGAAGCACAAAGTATCGTTGCTTTCAACAAAGCGCGTGATTTGATGCAGTCTGCTGTTAACAATATCCTATTGGTGCAGGATTCTACTATCACTGTAGATGGTGGTGGTTGTGCTAACGTACAGTCTGCAATCGCTACTCTAACGCAGATCCTTACCACTGTTATTACTGATGGTAACCTAACTCAACTTCCTGTTGAAAACCTAGGCAACTTTGCTAGTGATAACGAAATTGAGTGTAAGCGTGACCTTGGTGAGTACATTGATGCTCTCTCCCTTGACATTGCACTTGCTGGTGGTAATAGATACACTCGTAAGTATCTGAAAACATACTTCAATGAAGCAGGAAACGCCTTCATTACTGGTTCTCTAGAAGGTGAGGAGTCAGAGTCTATTGTTGCTTTCAATAAGGCAAGAGATCTGATGATCTCCGCTTTCCAGAATGAACTATTCACCAAAGACTCTACAATTACTGCTGATCCTAACGGTACTCCTCTATGTGCTGATGTTGCTAGCTTCCTGGGCAACCTTGCAGCTATTGTTGAGACCGTTCTGACTGATGGTAACCTCTCTCAACTACCTGCTGAAACTGTTACTGATCACGAAACACCTGGTGAGCAGAAGTGTAAGCGTGACATCGGATTTATTGTTGATGGTATTCTTGCTGACATCAGAAATGGTGGTAATAGCAACATCATCTCTGTTGCAAAGACATACTTTGATAGAGAAGGAAATCCTCTAGCAGACGCTATTGTCGGTGAAGAGGCAGAAAGTATCACTGCTTACAACAAAGCTCGTGATATGATGAAGTTGGCGGTCACGAACTCCCTGTATGACAAGGATCTGACTATCTCTCCTGGTCCTGCAATCGCTAACGCCCTCACTCCAGACATCGAGTATGATGAGTCTGGTAACCCTGGTGCATGTATTGACGTTCAGACTAACATTCAGACTTTGATGACGATCCTGACGGATGTTATCAACGCTGGTAGTCTCTCTGTTCTTTCATCTGTTCAGGTTACAGGTGTTGTTCCTATCTTTGACTACAACAGAGCACTCCAAGAGTGGCAGGATGATAGCATCCTTGACCTGGGCAACCCTGATAACGTACTTTACAAGTTCAACTCTACCGAAGGCGGTTGTATTGTTCCTAGAGGTTGTTCTCTGATCGGTTATGACCTTCGTCGCACCATTATCAGACCTCTATATGTTCCCGATCCTGTAGATGGAGATCAAGAGAGAACTGGTATCTTCAAACTGACTGGTGGTTGCTACCTGTGGCAGTTTACTATTAAGGACGGCGACCTCTCCGAGAACTCCCCATTATACGATCAGGCAGACAAAGTAGGTAAGGTCTACTATAAGAAGAACTCTACAGATCTAAAGATCCCCGAGTATTCTCACCACAAGATCTGCATCATGACCTATGCAGGTAATGATGAACTAGACAGATACTATGAGAAAGTTGGTAGAGCATTTGCACAGTTCCAACCTACAATCGATGATGGTGAACTAGAAGCACTGGTACAAGAAACCAGAATTGTTGGTCCTCTATCTGACACTAGAACTGTTGAGCAGATCGAAGTTGTTGATATCCCTGGCACATCAACTTCTAGACTCACTGTTACCACCAAGATTGAGCACGGATACTTCAAAGGTCAGTACATCGCTGTTATCAATAGTGGTCTATCTGATGAGGTTAACGGAACCTTCAAGGTTGAGAGCATTGATGATAATAACCCCAAAGTCTTTGAATACATTATTCCTATCACAGCTGCTGGTCTAGGACTAGTTTCTGGCACAACTTACACCACTGCTAACGGTCTCGGCACCAGTGCAGTGATTCAGGCAGAGATTGACTCCGTTGAGTCTGCATCTCCATACGTCTTCAACTGTTCCATCAGATCCACCTGGGGTCAGTGTGGTATGTGGGCAGATGGATCCAAGGCAACTGGATTCAAGTCGATGGTTGTTGCACAGTACACGGGTGTTTCACTCCAGAAGGACGACCGTGCATTCATCCGCTACGACAGATTCACTAACACTTGGAATCAGGCATCTCTAACTGATGCTTTCGCTACGATTCCTTATCACACCAAGGGTGATGCATATTGGAAAGATGAGTGGAGAAACTTCCACATTCGTGCTTCTGATGACTCCTTCATCCAGTGCGTTTCGGTCTTCGCTGTTGGTTTCCACGATCACTTCCTGATGGAAAGTGGTGGTGACATGTCTATCACCAACTCGAACTCCAACTTTGGTAATACCTCACTTCACTCTATTGGTTTCAAAGGATTTGCATTCAACCAGGACAAGGGTGGTTACATTGATGCTATCATTCCTCCCAAGGTTGTTAATACAAATCAGGAAGCAATCAAGAAGAATGCTTACTACACCCTTGACATTGAAGCATCCAACGATGTTGCTAACGACACCAAGCTATACCTAGCAGGTGACATCAACGTAGATCCAGCAACACGTCCTGCTGCATCCATCGATGGATACAGAATTGGTGCCAAGCAAGATGATAGACTGTATGTCAAACTACCTTCTGGTGGTGTAGGTGGTAAGCAAACTTACCATGGTACACTAGAACCATCTGGTATCACTACTTATAGAGCATCTCTGTCTACCTTAACACCTACTAACCTGAACGTATTGTTCGACCTAGATGGTGATGGTAACGATGACTTTAACAAGGCATATGATGCTGCTAATCTCATCGAGAAGAACAGAGATTATTTGGCAGAAGAAACTTATGGATACATTACTACTCTCTATCCAGCACTGCTGACTAATCAGTCTCTGACCATCACCAAGTGTCAAAGAGATATCGGATTCATCACTGATGCAGTTGTGAAAGACCTTCGTGTTGGTGGTAACATCAATACTGTATATGCTGCAGAATCTTACATCTCTGGCGGCAATGTGTCTTACGTTGATGGAGAACTCACCGAGACTCTACTTGCATATGATTATCTGAAGAGATTGATCTTCGGTGTAATTCGTAATGGTACACTGCTAATCAAGAATTGCACCACATCTACCAGCAGCACCAATGTTATTGTTGGTGATACTTCTGGTCTCGTACCTGGTATGCAGGTTAATGAGTATGCTCAAAATGACTTCACCAATGGTCTTCTAAACGAAGGTGCTGTTCCTCTTGGCACTAACTTGCTCGGTGGTAGTCCACTAATTATTGGTCAGATTGTCAATGCAACTACAATCGAGTTAGTTGATCCTAACACTGGTCTGGTATATCAACCACAGCAAGATAGCACGACCGCATGGTTGTATTTTGAGAATAGTAATATTTACTCTGGATCGCCAAGAATCATTGATCTTTCGATCACCCAAGACGATACATATCCCGAGTGTACTAACATTGCGTCAGCGATCGAAGGATACTTCGATGTTGTCAATCTGGTCCTCAATGGCAATGCTAATCAGGTAACCAGAGTTGAACCTATCATTGAGTCTTCGTCTTTGATTGGTAGAGCAACTGTATTCACGATTGATACTGGTCTAGGACAGACCGACCCTCATGGATTCCAAACTGGAACCCCTGTAAGACTTGTTCCAAGAGCAACTAATGCTGGCGTTGATAAGCGTCTGGTCAGACTACCTCGTGGTTTTGAGACTAACAGACCATACTATGTAATTGCTCCTGGCAGAGATACATATCCAAATTCGTTTAATAATACTTCAGAGTTCGATAATAGTGCAGGCACCAAGTTGATGCTTGCTGCTACTAAAGAAAACGCTGCTGCTGGTATTTACATTTACTCTTCTGAAACGGAGAGCATGAGCCCAGATGTTGAACTATTGATTCAACAACAGGTTCTTGACGAAAGTTATGATCTGCACAGATATGTTTGTAATGTCTCTGGTATTTACATCGAAACGGATATTCCACACGTATTCGACGTTCCTGTACCAAATGTCCCTGCACAAACAATTTTCTTCGCTACATCTGGCGATGCAAGTTCTCAACTCCCAACTATTTCGGGCGCTGGCGACGTGGCAACAGATGTGTATTACTACCCACGTTTTATCACCAAAACGAAGTTTAGTGTTCATACCACCCAGGCAGATGCTCAAGCTGGCACAAATGCTGTCATATTTACTTCAGGTAGCGGAAGCGACTTTATCGTCTATGGCAATAAAAAGACTTCCCCCCTCAAGTACGACCCAGTTGACTTCCAAAGATGGTACTTGAATGTCAAACCTGAATCTGCAGGTGGTCTTGATCCTAATGCTATCCTGACTAGATTCCACCAGTCTGACTTTGTAGATGGAACTGGTAACCTGTTTACTCCAGATACTTGGTATGAAAGAATTCAGGATGATAGAACCGCTCTCGATAGAATCTATCGCCTGCGTTATGTTCTACCACAATATCTACAGACAGTTCGTGAACCTCTCAATGGTTACGTCATTAAGACAAGAACTGACGACAGAAGACGCCTGAAGCCACAGAAGTTCTACCTAGAACCATTCAGCAACGGCGCTCCAGACGTTGCACAGTTCTTTAACCCTGCTCGTGCTGGTGAGCAGCTGGGTCTCTCCCTGGCGGACCTAGATGCCGCTAACGTCGATGTTAGTGGTGGATTCTATGATCCATACGAAAATCCTCTACAGATCGAGTTTGAGTCCAAGATTGCAACTACTATCCAGTCTGCTAGAACCATTGAGGTTGATCCTCAAGGTACAGGAACCCTGGTGGATAGACTTGAGTTGACTGTATTTGATCATACGATCATCAACCAGCAACTGAAGAATGAAATCTTCACTGTTATTGAGATTGGAACTCCACAGGGTGCAGGTATTCAAACTAGCATCTACAACAGCGATGACTCCAACTACGTTAGCTGGACTGGTTACTGTTCTGGATCTGCTTACATTCATGGATATTATCAGGCAGACGCTACTGCGTTTGTTATCCTTAAGAACATCACTGGCAAGATTGACTATTCTGTCAATAGTCAGACCAACTTTGTTCAAAACAATGGAACATTCTTTGCACTTGCTGGATATCCTGATGCGTATCCAACACAAATCTCTAGATCCGATAGAAAGAACTATCTCTACAGAATCGAGGGCGCTAATGTTTACACTGTAGTACCTGGTGATAAGATTACTACACCTGGTGGCGACACATACACTGTCACTACACTAGAGGATGTACCTGAAATTGATGATACCTTCTACATCTTTGATGTTGAGACTATCCAAGAGCAGATTCCTCTACAGCAAGACGGTATTTACTATCTGACTTGTGTCCGTGGTAACATCTCTCCATATCCTCTGGGTGCTGGTGTTGGAACTAACTTCCACTACTACAGGTTCTCTCAACCTATCTCTAACCTGTATCCTCTAGACTACAAGAATGACCCACTGTGGTTCCAGATCAATGTTGACACTGGATCTAGAGATGCAACGGTTCTTGATCCCCCAGCATCTGCTGCGGCTGCTGACAACTATGTCCATGGTCTTGTTACTCTTAACGACTACAAGTTCAGTGAGACGAAGGAAGCAATCACTGACCTGACTAGAACGCTACCTTTCGCTGGTTTTGAATATACCAATACTACAAGCGATCTGAACAGTGCAATTCTGGATAACAGATTGCAGGCACAAGAAGGTAACGCATCTGTAGGTTCCGAGAACAGACAGATTCCTATCTCTGGTGACTCTGTATATCCTCTAGACAGAAGATTCTACACTGAACTGCGTCGTCCTTCGATTGCAAGATCTGGTAACCACACGTTTGAATACCTTGGTTTCGGTCCTGGTAACTACTCAACTGGTTTCCCATTGCGCCAGGAAGTCGTTCTATCTGATAAGCAGGACTTCTACGCACAAGCGAAGCGTGAGGACGCTGGTATCGTCTTCTACACTGGTCTGAACTCCAACGGTGACCTCTATATCGGTAACCGTAAGATCAACGCTATTACAGGCGAAGAGACGTTCCTTG